AGGACGTGCTGTGGGGTGAGATAGCCAAGTGGCACAATCTCCTCGATCCTGCATGGAAGGGGTTGTTACTAGTAAAAGCAGATCGTGTCGAACTAGCAACTAATCCGATGGAGTCTTTCGCTGTAGCACGTACTGCGCGTAAGGAGCAGCCAGAAGCCTTCCAGGGCTTCCACTCAGAGAACATGTTGTTCCTGATCGACGAAGCCTCTGGCGTGGAGGATGTCATCTTCCAGGTGGGACAGGGAGCGATGTCCACCAAGGGTGCGAAGACTCTGATGACGGGGAACCCAACCCGTACTCAGGGTTACTTCTACGATGCCTTCAACGCCATGCGTGGCTCGTGGCATACGATCCAGGTATCGTGCAAGGACTCGAAGATGGTGACTCCCGAGTTCGTGGAAGCCATGCGTCAGCAGTGGGGTGAAGACTCGGATGTATTCCGCGTCCGTGTGTTGGGTGAGTTCCCACGCTCTGATTCGAACACGGTAGTCCCACTGGAACTTGTGGAAGCTGCTGTGGGACGGGATGTTGACAAAGCAGAAGGTAAGATCGTATGGGGCCTCGACGTAGCTCGCTTTGGTGCGGACAAGACTGCACTAGCCAAACGACAGAAGAATTATCTGCTGGAGAAAGTGAAGACGTGGTACGGCAAGGATCTCATGCAGACTGTCGGTATGGTGGTGCGTGAGTACGAGGAGACGCCATACAATGAACGTCCCAGTGTCATCCTCGTGGACTCGATTGGTGTAGGTGCTGGCGTAGTGGATCGTCTGCGGGAGCAGGGCTACCCGGTACGTGGCATCAACGTAGGTGAGGCTCCTCCCGTGAATGACGACAAGTTCATGCGCTTGCGGGATGAGTTGTGGTGGCGCGTGCGTGAGTGGTTGGCTGGCAGGGATGTACGCATCCCGGACCAGAACGAATTGATCGGAGACATCACTACGCCAACCTACGAAGTCATGTCCAACGGCAAGATAAAAGTGGAAGGAAAGAGCGAAATCAAGAAACGTCTGCCTCGCTCACCAGACATGGGAGACGCCTTGTGTCTCACGTTCGCAGTATCGGATCGTAAGTTTCAAGGCAACAACATCAAATACCGCAATCTGGGGATCGTATGAAGAAAATGAAGATGTCCGAAGAAGAACTGATCGCAGAGTTGCGGAGTGATCTCGCTCTCTGTGTTCCAGAATACAGTTCAGTCGCAGATCAACGTGCCTCTGCGCTGAAGTATTACATGGCTGAACCCTTTGGCAATGAAGTCGAAGGACGGTCGCAAGTGGTCACTACGGATGTTGCAGACACCATCGAGGGTGTTCTTCCACCGCTGCTGAAGATGTTCACTTCGAGTGATGATGTTGCAGTCTTCGATCCTGTTGGGCCGGAAGACGAAGAGCAGGCTCTTCAGGAATCTGACTACATCAATCACGTTTTCTTCAAGGACAATGAAGGATTTCAGATTCTTTATACGTGGTTCAAGGACGCGCTTCTCTCCAAGAATGGTGTAATCAAGTATTTCTGGGAGGAAGACACCGAAGAAGTCCACGAGACTTACGAAGGTCTTCAGCCGATGCAGCTAGACATGCTGCTACAGGACGACAATATCGAGATCAAGTCGCAGTCATTCGTGGTTGACGAACAGACGCAGGCAACTTCGATCTCGTTGGAGGTAATGCGTAGCAACAAGAAGGGACGTGTTAAGCTCGTCTGTGTGCCTCCTGAGAAATTCAAGGTTTCCCCGGAGCACAACAGTATTCTCCTCAAGGATGTCCCCTTCTGCTGCCATGAAACTGACAAGTGGAAGTGGGAGCTTGAGAAAGAAGGCTACGACAAGGACAAGATAGATCAGTTGTACTACGAAACGGATCTGAACTCCGAGTACCAAGCCCGCTTCGCAGACATCGATGCGGGCACTGCGCTCGAAGACTCCAAGAAAGTGACGATCCAGGAGTGCTACAAGCGGTGTGATTGGGATGGCGATGGCTACCCAGAGCTTCGCAAGATCACGCTCGGCAACGAATCCGTCATCCTCGATAACGTCGAGATTGACTACATGCCGTTCGAGGCGATCACTCCGATCCCGATGACTCACCGTTTCGTCGGTAGATCCTATGCTGACATCACGATGGATCTGCAAAAGATCAAATCGACCTTGCTCCGCAACATCTTCGACAATCTGTACCTCATCAACAACCAGCGTACAGGTATCGTGGATGGCGAAGTCAACGTCGATGATCTCTTGGACAATCGTCCCGGTGGCGTGATTCGTATGACGGCTCCCGGTATGGTGTTCCCTATCGCTACGGCTGGTTTTCCGCCGTCTGCGTACAACATGTTGGAGTATGTTGACGGTATGCGCGAGCAGCGCACGGGTGTCACGCGCTACAATCAGGGCATGGACGCGAATAGTCTCAACAAGACCGCTGCTGGCATCAACCGCATCATGGATGCCGCGCAGGAGCGTGTGTTACTGGTAGCAAAACTGTTTGGAGATGGGCTGAAACGTCTTCTGCTCGGTATACACAGGCTCCTGATCCAGCACCAGGACGTTGAAAGAGTGGTTCGACTGCGTGGAAAGTGGGTTGCAGTGAACCCTTCGGAGTGGCGTGAGCGTGAAAACATGACGATCAACGTCGCTTTGGGCACCAACGACAAGCAAAGCCAGATCCAATCGCTCTTCGCCATTGGAAACGTCCAGAAAGAAATGATGCAGGCTGGTTTGAGCAACATGGTGTCCCCAAATCACCTCTACAACACGGCTAAAAAGCTGGTCGAAGCGACCGGAATGAAGCACCATGAGTATTTCTTCTCCGATCCAGCCCAGTCTCCTCCTCCTGAACCCAAACCAGACCCGGAAGGGGAGCTTCAGAAGGCGATGGCGCAGGCTGAACTGATGAAAGCCCAGACGCAGGCGCGTGAATTAGAGTTAAAGGCAGAGGTTGAGCGTAATAAGTTCCAGTTGGAACTCAAAAAGCTCGAATTGGAGTACGCAAAGGTCCAGCTTGATTCGGAACGTGCGGCTCTGGACGGGCTTCAGAAGAACAATAGGCTCGATCTATCGAAGTATCAGACGGATGTCAAGGTCAAGGCAGACCTTGTTATGTCTGGTGCAGACCAGGAACACGAATTGGATATGCAGCAAAGACAGGCAAAAAGTGATATAATCAAGGAAATGGTAAACGGACCATATGATACCGACGACAGCCCAAGCTCTTAAAGATTTCATAGAAAGTGACGCCTACGTATACTTGTTCGATACGATGCGTGGCAAGTACATAAAGGAAATCTTGGACTGCGAGGCTTTCGACACAGACAAGTTGCAGGAAACGCACGTTAAACTTAAATTGTTGCTTCAACTCGACAAGGAAATCCGTATAGTTCTCGGTTCCCTCAAGTTCAAGTAACTGGAGATATAAACAAATATGGCTACCGAATCCGGCGCTACGATTACTACTCAAGACTTGTACGAAGAAATTTTCGATCAGGCGGGAATTGAACAGGAAGCTGAAGAGAAGGCTACTCCAGAAGTTCCTGAGTCTGAGGAGGCTGTAAAGGAAGAGACGGCTGAAGTAGAACCCAAGGAAGAACAGGAACAGGGTGAGTCTCCAGAGGGAGAAGAGAAGAAGGAAGCCGAGGAAACTTGGTTCCCTGAAACTCTCGATCAACTGGCTGAGTCCCTTGAGATTGACCAAGACGCTCTCAAAGCCATCAAGGTCAAGACCAAGGTTGACGGTGTTGAATCTGATGTACCACTGGGTGAGGTCATCAAAAACTATCAGATCAACAAGTCACTTACTGAGCGTTCCGAAAACCTAGCTCATCAGCGTAAAGAGTTTGAGCAGGCTATTGCTTCGTTTGTAGCTGACAGGGACAACCAAGTAAATCAGTGGTCCCAGTGGCAGCAACTCCTAGAGCAGCGGCTCCGGGAGCAGGTTGGTGTAGTGGATTGGAAACAACTTAGGGAAGACGATCCCGCCGAGTATGCTGCAAAGCGCCAGGAGTTCATGGAGCGGATCAGCGAAATCGAAAGTATGAAGGCGGGTATCGAGCAGCAACGCCAAGTTCAGCAGCAGCAGCAGATGCAACTCTTTCAGGAGGCGGTGTCTCATAACCTGAGACGCCTACCGGAACTGATTCCTGAGTACAGCAATGCTGATTTGATGAAGAACGAGGTGAAGGAGATCAAAGAGTATCTCCTTAATTCTGGTTTCACTGAAGGTGATCTGAATACTATGTACGACGCCCGACAGGTTGCGGTGGCCCGCAAGGCGTGGTTGTACGACAAGATGAAGAAAACTGTGGAACCAAAGAAGCTGCTGTTGAAAGACAAACCCAAGTTCGTAAAGCCAACTGCACGGACCTCGAATGAAGCAGTGACCTCAAAGGCAGAGGTGGATCGTTACAAGCGAGCACTGAAGTCGCAACACACTGATGACTGGGTAGAGGCAATAATGGATCGACTCTAACCCTTTATAGGAGTAACAAACTATGGCAATTCTCACTGGTACCGGCGATAGCTATACCCTCTCCAGTTCTGTTGGTAAGGGTAGGCATCTTCGTGAAGACCTCATGGATATGATTATTAATGTCTCGCCTACTGAGACTCCGTTTCTCTCTTCGATGAAGACGGGTAAAGCTACTGGTGTTTATCACGAATGGCTTACGCACACTCTGGCGACTCCTTCAGCTAGTGCCGTAGCTGTTGAAGGTAATGTTGTTACGTTTACGGCTCCCTCCGTTCTTACTCGTAACTTCAATGTTACACAGATCAATCAGAAAACTATTGCCGTCACTGGCACGCAGGAAACTGTGATGAAGGCGGGCATGAAGTCCGAGATGGCGTATCGCGTTATCAACGCTGTCAAGGAACTGAAGCGTGATCTCGAAACTGCGATGTTCCAGAACACTACGGCTACTACTGGTAGTACCTCTGCTGCTCGCCAGCTTCAGGGTGTTGCCGGTCTTGCGTCTACGTCCACGACGAGTGCTACTGTCTCTAAGGATTTGATTAACACCATGCTTCAGACTATCTGGGGCTACGGTACTAACCCTGATGTCATGTACGTTAATGGCGCGTTCAAGGCTAAGATTTCCAGTTTCGCTATCAACACTGGTAGTAACATGATGTGGAATGCCGACGCTGATGCGAAAAAGTGGAGTGCCGTTGTTAGCGTCTGGGATGGCGATTTTGGCGTTCAGCGTATCGTTGCGGCGCGTCATATGGGAACTCAGTCTGTTGCGTGTCTTGAGTCCCAGCATTGGCGTCACGCGGTCTTGCGTCCGCTGAAGACTGTGGATCTGGCGGTTGACGGCGATAACGTCAAGAAGATGATCCTCATGGAGAGCACCCTCGAAGCTCTTGCTACCACCGCTGGTGGCGCATACTACACTTACACGGGCGCTGTTTAACCTAACCTAACTGTTGGTGCCCTTCGGGGCACCAACTTTGGAGTTTTATGCTAAAGGTTTCTATTTGCGTTCCTTGCAGTGACAATATGCACACTGCATTTGTAATGAGTCTTATTTCTCTGATAAAAGTCACAGAAAATTGGAGCCTCAAAGCGATAGAAGAAGGCGACATAGACAGAGCGATTGATCTAAATGTTCATTTCTACACAGGTTCTCTACTCGTAGGAAGTAGAACTGATCTAGTAAAACAAGCGTTGGAATGGGGAGCAGACTGGATTCTTTGGTTGGATTCAGACATGCAAGTTTCTCCAGATTCTCTACTGCGACTTCTCATGCGTGAAAAAGATGTGGTTGGTTGCAACTATGTCCGAAGACAAGTACCAACACTTCCTGTAACTACAGACCTGAATGATAAACTATACTGTACTAACCCTGAAGACACAGGATTAATTGAAGTAAAACATACAGGTTTTGGTTGTCTACTTGTTAACGCTAAAATCTACGCTGAGATGGAGCAACCTTGGTTTGACACGCAGTGGGTCATTGGTAAAGAAACCGGAAAGATTCTGATTATGGGAGAAGACGTGTACTTCTTTCGTAAAGTTCGTGACGCTGGTTACAAAGTTTGGATCGACAATGATCTTTCGCAAAGCGTAATTCATATTGGAACTTTTGAATATCACAATAGATTGGCTAGAGCTACTGTAGAAGATTCTCGTGATAGAGGAGTTGAGTTAGATCATGTCAACTGCGATCATTCCTAGAGGAGATGGTATTGGTTGGACTGAAGCTGTCCTTGAGAACGATGGAACTTTGAAAGTTCAAGAAAAGGAAGAAGTAGATTTCATTCTCAAGATCAACGAACACGATAGAAATAGCCATACCAAAGACGATTTTGGGAAAGGTACGCAAACCAGTATGCGTAAGCTAGGTACTATTTCTCTTTTGCAAATGCAAAATCTCATTGAACAGGGTATATGGGATGATGACGTAAAGCTAAGAAAATGGTTCAAGGATCTGGATAACTATCTGTGGTCAGCAGCAAGAGGTTCTAAATGAGTTATAAAGAACTTGTATTGGGTTCAGGGTATAGTGACACAATTAAAAAGCAGTTGTTCCTAGACGATAAACAATCTTTTGAAAATCTAGTGACGTTAGACATTAATCCAGACGCAAATCCAACAGTAGTTTGGGATCTTAACAATCTTCCACTTCCTTTCGATGATGAAGAGTTCGATGAAATTCACGCTTATGACGTTCTTGAACATATCGGAAGACAAGGAGACGTTACTAGATTTTTTGAAGAGTTCGGAGAGTATTGGCGTATTCTAAAACCTGACGGTCTTTTGTTTGCAACTGTTCCATCTGGTATGAAAGCTGCGTTCAGCGATCCTGGACACACGAGAGTGATAAACGAGATCACTATTTTATTTCTTTCACAAGAAGAATATAAAGACCAAGTAGGCAGAACGAAAATGACTGATTATAGAAACGTATGGAAAAAGGATTTTCAAGTTGTCGCAGTTCGTCGCAATGATTATGAGCACAATCTGTCATTCATTTTAAGGAAAGTAGATGTCCCTGACCTATAGCACACTCCAAACCACAGTGATGGACTACCTCGACAGAACTGATCTGTCGGGGGTACTGCCTACTTTCATTGAGCTAGCTGAAGCAAAGATGAAGCGTAGGTTGCGTCACTGGAAGATGGAGAAGCGTGCTACTGCAAACACGGTAGCTTCGCAGCGTACCCTCGAACTGCCGACAGACTTCATCGAGATGCGACATCTCAAGCTGAATACAGATCCGTACACTGTGCTTGAGTACCTTTCCCCAGCGGTCCTTAACTTCGCCAGTACACTAACTGATCGTCCTGCATACTACACTGTCGTTGGAGACGAGATCGTATTCGAACCTACCCCAGACTCGGTATACGAAGTGGAGATGTATTACTACGCACTGCCTGCGTTGAGTAGCACTAACACTTCAAACTGGTTGCTTGAAAAGTATCCTGACATCTACATTTACGGCACGTTGCTCGAAGCAGAAGTCTACCTCATGAACGATCCACGCCTTCCCATCTGGAAGATTGCGTTCGATGAAGGGATTCAGCAATTGAACAAGGAGGCTAGAATCACTAGAGCGGCTGGTGCTCCGCTGATACAGAGGGTTTCCTAATGACTACGAGGGTCAATTTGTGGAAGAAAACAAAACATCGTTCATCGACAAACTCGGCCCTACGCTCACGTCAGGACTCATCGTTGCGGCTCTCTCAGCCGCATCGCTTGGTGCTGTGGCTATTCGTGATCTGGTCATCTCTTCTAACGTGGACCTCGCCAACCTCAAGAGCGAGTTCGCAAGACACAGGGATGAATTTGAAAGATTCAAAAATCCAGGTGCACGATTCACGGCAGACGATGGTAAACGTATCCAAGCTGAAATAGACGAACTTGAAATAAAGACACGCAACCTAGAACTAAAACAAGCAGAACTATGTGAGAGGATAAAGAACTGTAATGGCTATCCCAGCACTGGCTATCCCGGCATTAATCGAGGTGGGAATCAAGGTACTCGATAAGATATTCCCTGATCCTGAAGAAGCAGCAAAAGCAAAGCTTGCACTATTCGAGTTGAATCAGAAAGGAGAGCTAGCTGCACTAGCAGCGGAGACTGAAATTGCTACAGCGCAAGCAAAGATCAACGAGGTCGAAGCAGCTTCTCTCTCTACTTTCAGGGCAAATTGGCGTCCTGCTGTTGGTTGGGTTTGTGTTGTTGGTCTGGCATATCAGTTCTTGATCCGGCCATTGCTCATCCTTGGACTTGTTCTCAGTAACATAACTATGGATTGGAGCGTACTGAATCTTGATATGGAAACTCTACTTGTTCTTTTGTTTGGTATCTTGGGACTCGGGTACTTTAGAACCCAGGAGAAGATGCGTGGAATTTCTTGACAGACTCATCGAGGCGTTGGGTAACGCAGACGTAAACACCAAACCTACACTGACTGCTGCACCTGTCGTAGAAGATAAAAGAAGTACCTTTGAGATTGCTATCGAAAAGGTACTCAAGGAAGAGGGAGGCTACGCTAACAATGAGCGTGATCCTGGCGGTGAGACAAAGTATGGAATTTCCAAGCGTGCTCATCCGCATTTGGACATCAAGAACCTCTCATTAGACACAGCAAAGAAGATTTACTATGACGAATATTGGCTTCCTACGGGAGCTAAAGTTGACCACATTAGTCCTTTTCTGGCGGCTATATTGTTTGACACTGCTGTAAATATGGGTGTTCCTACAGCCATTCGTCTCCTTCAGAAAGCAGTACACACCAAAGAAGACGGGAAACTTGGACCACTTACGATGGAAGCGGTAGAGCAGAATAAGGATGTTGTGGCAGAACGCTTGTTGGTACTTCGTATGCGTAGGTACTCTGAGCTACCTACGTGGGAAACTTTCAAGGGTGGTTGGATGTCTCGTATGATCCGACTGTCCCTCAGTAACATCAACTACTCTGGAGATAAAACTGTATGAGCCTAACTACTGCACAGAAGATGAGCCTCAACACTGCCATCAGGGCTACTGCCCTGAACCTTGAGGACTATGGTGCGATTGCAGACTGGCTGAACGAAGCCACTACGCACGTTGCTTGGAAGAGTTCGCTTAGTCCTGCTGACGCACGAAAGGCTATCGTCTCTGGTGACCAGCTTGCACAGCTTGACAATCTCACGGTGGGCAAGCGTGACGCGCTGCTCTACGCACTGTCTGACAATCTCGATACTGACGTTGCTGCCGTTCGCACTGCGATTGAAGGCTTGTGCGGGACGCAGAATACGTTGAAGGCTGCACTCACAGCAGCTATGAAGCGTGTTACTAATAACGCAGAAAAAATCCTTTCGACTGGTACTGGCACTGACGCTTCTCCCGCATCCCTTGGGTGGGAAGGTACTGTAAGTATCTATGAGATTGGTGAGATTCTTGCTTCTGTATGAGTGAAAAGATTCGTCTCGCTATCTGTATAGCAAGTTCCGGCCAGTGTAGGACACAGTTTGCGTACTCTCTGGCTGGATTAGTAGGGGCGGCACAGACGATGAAGTTCTGGCCGCAAGTGGAATCTGTAGAGAGTACGATACTGGTACAGGAATCCAGTGTAATCCACGGGAATAGAGAGGCGTTAATTCAGAAGGCGTTGGAATGGGATGCTACTCACATCCTATTCTTTGACGATGACATGCTCTTCAGCCCAGAAGCGATTGAGTCTCTGTTCTCTCGTAGGCATGACATCGTGATAACCAACTACCCTAGACGTGGGTATCCGCTCACAGCTACGGCAGTAGGCTTGAATGGTAAGCTGGTAGATACAAACTACGCGAGCAAGGGAATCGAAGAAGCACGGTTTGGTGGATTTGGAGTTGCATTGTTCAATGCAGACATCTTCCGTAAGGTTCCTCGTCCGTGGTTCCTTCCACAATGGTCTGAGGAACACAAGGTTTACACAACTGAGGATCTGCCTTTCTTCGATAAGGCGCGGGAATATGGCTATCGGTGTTGGGTAGACCATGATGCAAGCAAAATGATCGGCCACGCGGGTTCCTGGCTATTCCGTTGGCCTACTGAAGAGGAGATTAAGAATGGCAAATGAAGCAAAAATTACTACCCTGAGTCCTGTGACTGTTTCCTCTTCGACGGCTACGGTTGCAGTCGGAGACGTGTCTGGTACGGCATCTGTCATTGCTGCTCTGTCCAGTACGAACCACAGCAATTATCCACTCGGTATCGCAGAGTTGAGTTTTAGTGGTACTAACAGTATCTCCAGTGCGAGTGCCACGATCAATCTATACCGCAGGGACATCAATATCAATGGGACGGCAGACAGTCCTGAGTTGAGTACCGCTACTGCGTCACTGTACCTACAGCAGTACGTTGGCTCGTTCGTGGCTAAGGCGACTACCGCCTCGTTCTCTACGGCACAGGAACTCGTCATTCCGACTATTCCACTTAGTCCGCAGTGTGAGTTCTACATCGAGAACAAATTGAATATTCCTGTTGGGGGTAGCTGGGTGTTGAAGGTGACTCCTATGACTTACGTCCCTGGGAGCTGACGGGTGACGATCCTTGCCGCCGACGAGCTGCAACTCCGCGAGCCCCGGCTGCTGATGCCGGGGATGGCGCCAGTTGGCCCGGTCAAAGCTAATAGGCAAAATGAAATATGCAACAAATTAGCGACATTGATAGTTCCGGCGACCGGAAGTGTAGAGTTAAACCTAATAAACAATAGAAAACATACAAGGACAAATTCTGCTCTATATGCAACAGATAGGGGGTTGGCGGCCAAACATGCTATTTCGCAAAGCGCCTTTACGTTTAATCATCATCCCTTTGGGCAGGATATTGGAACTCTCGACGCTTCCTATTTTGTTTTGGGGCAATTTACGGCAAGCGGCTCGGAAAGATCATTTGCGGTATATATAGCGACTGCTGGTGTTATTATCTTGATGTCTATCAACTCTTACATTGATTCAGCTGGTTCAGTATTTTTACAGAGTGGCACAGTCGGGGTGGGAATGGGATGGAATCCAACGGCAAATATAACGTCTGCCCTTGACGGAAAATATCATTTGATAGGCTGTTCGAGAACGGGAGGGAAGCACCGTTTGTTTTGGGACGGCGTGGAAGTTTCAAGCGCTGACAATACCGTAAGCATTACTGGCATAAACATAACCGGCAGTTCTTATTTCGGCGGCACCAGCGGATCAAGAGGAATGCAGGGGCCAGCGTTGCTTGCTGGTTTTACGATGGCAGGACAAGCTTTGACACCGGCCGAATGGCTATCTCTGGCAAGCGATCCTTTTCAGCTTATCGAGCCTGCCTAAATGCCCCGCATCCCCCGCCTACTGCTGCTCGGGACCGCCTCTACTGGAGGCGTAACAAACTATACTATGACTGCGAGCGTAGGTACGTTTACGCTCACAGGAAACGCAAGTGCGTTAACCGTTGCTAGTAAGCTTGCTGCTGACGTAGCTAGTTTTGTACTTACTGGGAACTCTGCTGCACTTGCCGCTGGTAGTAAGATTACTGCCGACACTGGTGCATTTACTGTTACTGGTAACGCAAGTAATCTTGTAACCGATTCTAAATTGGTTGTCAGTGCTGGAACATTTACACTGACTGGTAATGCTGCTGGTCTTACGAAGTCAGGTGCAAAGACACTGCCAGCAGAGACAGGAAGTTTCACTTTAACTGGCAACGCAGTAGGTATTGCTGCTAATCGTAAATTAAGTGCTAGTGTTGGAAACTTCTCGTTAACTGGTAACGCAGTTACCTTTACAAAATCAAAGAATGTAGTTGCAAGCGTCGGTTCTTTTGTACTGACGGGATTAGATGTAACATTTACTACGCCAAAGAAAATGGCTGCAAGTGTTGGTACGTTTGTGCTAACAGGTAACGCAGTGACGCTGGACTGGAGTGGTGAACTAATTTGGACTGACGTAAGCAAACCTACTTCTACGTGGGTAGATGCGACGACTTCAACTGTTGTTTGGACGGAGGCTAGCTAATGGCTACTTTTAATAAGTTTAATGCTTTTGTAGAAAATGTTGCTGAAGGTGTACACAACCTTGGCTCTAACCAACTTGCTGTCGCACTTACCAATGTAGCACCGAGTGCTTCAAACAGTGTGCTAGCAGACATTACACAGATCAGTTATACCAATTTGTCTAGTCGGAACGTAACTACTAGTTCCAGTTCTCAGACGAGTGGTACGTATAAGCTTGTGTGCGCTGATCTTGTTCTCACTGCTAGTGGAACAGTTCCTACTTTCCGTTATGTAGTTCTGTACAATGATACGCCTACGTCTCCTGCTGATCCGCTGATCGGATACTATGACTACGGTGCAGCGGTTGACCTTCTTAACACGGAAACGTTTACTATTGATTTTGATGGTACGAACGGCGTACTCACGCTTGCCTAACAGGTGACTTATGACTGTAGAAGCTGATCCCACAAGTAGCTCTGTCTTCCTAGACGATCTCAATGCTACCTACCCTAATGGTGCGGTAGATCCAAAGAGTGAGGGTGACAATCACATTCGTCTGATTAAGAAGACGATCAAGAATACGTTTCCTAACATAGACGGGGCGGTGACAGCTTCAGATGAAGAGTTGAATATCCTTGATGGTGTCACTGCTTCTGCTGCTGAGTTGAATGCACTGGATGGTATCACGGCTACTGTCACTGAACTTAACTATACGGACGGTGTGACTGCTGCTATCCAGACTCAGCTTGACTCTCATGCACGTAATAATCTGCTGATTAACGGTGCGTTCAATATTACAAACCGTAGTAGTTCAGCCGTAACGTCTGACGATAACGACTACGGACAGTGCGACAGGTGGAAGTTCCTTGGTGATAGTACGACTATCTGGAATCAAACCAGTACGTCTGTGTATCCTACTGCTGGTGACAGATCATTGCAGATAATTCCTAGCACGAGCAACAAGAAGATTGCTGCAATGCAGATTATAGAGGGTCGTGTTGCGCGACAGCTTCAAGATAAACAGGTTACGTTCTCTTGTTACCTGAAAGGTGACGCTAACTATGACGATGTGCGTATCGCTATCCTCAGTTGGACTGGATCTCTAAATGCGGTAACTGATCCTGTTTCTTCATGGGGTGCGTCTGGTACTAATCCTACGTGGGCTACTTCGTGGACGGCTGAGAACACCCCTGCTGATTTGAGCGTGACTACTTCGTGGGCACGCTATTCTGTCACTGCCACCTTGGACACAGCAAGTATCAACAACATTGCTGTAGTTGTTTTCAGTAACAGTACGACTCCTATCAACACAGACAGTCTGTACATTGCGATGGCGCAGCTTGAAGTTGGTGGGCAAGTGAGTGATTTCGA